GGGGCGCATTTAGAAATCCAGAAGATATGCGTAGAGCTTGCAGGATTCTACACCGTAGCTTGAACAATATTTTAGACTACCAAGATTTCTTGTCAATTCAAAGTAAATTGAGTAATGATGAAATTCGTCCTATAGGAATTGGTATTACTAACTTGGCATATTGGGCAGCTAAACGTGGGTTGAAATATGGCGAACCTGATATGCTGGCAGAAGTAAAAACATTCATGGAACATCAAGCATTTTATTTGACTGAATCTACGGTTGAACTGGCGGAAGAACGTGGTCCGTGTTTAGATAGTGCAAAAACTAGATATGGTCAAGGTATCTTTCCATGGGAATTACGTGCAGAAGGTGTCAATGAATTAACCGATTTCACACCCGAGTTACCGTGGGAACCTCTTCGTGAAAGAATGAAAGTTAGTGGCGTTCGGAATGCAACCCAAATGGCAATCGCACCAGTTGAAAGTAGTTCAGTTGTTATTAATTCTACCAATGGTATTGAAATGCCAATGCAATTGATTCAAACAAAAGAATCAAAGGCAGCCTCATTAACACAAGTTGTTCCAGAATATCATAAACTGAAAAACAAATATCAGTTAATGTGGGATCAAACAGATTGTATCGGTTACCTGAAAACAGCAGCAGTATTGGCTGCTTATGTTGACCAATCAATCAGTGTAAATTCATTTTATTCGCCTAAACACTTTCGAGATAGAAAAGTACCAGGAACATTGATTGCGAAGAATTTGATGTTAGGACACAAGTGGGGCTTAAAAACTTTTTATTACTCACTTATAGATAAAGCTGGTTCAAAAGCAGAAGATGAAATTGAATTACCAAGCGGTATAAACGATGATGAATCTGATTGCGAATCCTGTAAACTCTGATAAAAATAAAAGGAATCAACAATGAACATCGAAGAATTAAAAAACGTATTAAAACCACAGCTAGATATGAATAAAGAATCTGTCTTGTATGCTGTACAGTACCAAACATCTGGTCAGAAAGGAACAGATAGAGTGAGTTTATCGTTCGTTAAACATAATGCTAATCAATTAAGTCCATTATTAGATGTTCTTAGCGGACTGAGACACGAAGAAACAATTGATGGAAGTACACCATTGTTTGTCAAGGAGTAATTATGAAACTATTCAAAATAGCAACTCATATCGAAGGTGAAAACTATATTGATAACGTATTGTTATCAGTTGGTAAATCATTTTATTTTAACAATGAACCCAATGGATGGTATATTAGATTAGAACTACCATTTACTAAAACAGTAGATTACGTAGATGCACAGGACTTTTTGAATAAAACTGGACCGTGCCGTAAAATATACCTATGGTTTAAAAGACCTGGTATTAAACGAGTATTAAAGGCAAATGTATGGAAACCGATGTTGAACACTTGAAAGAAAGATTAAAAACAGAAACCGATCCTCTATTAATTTGGAGGATTGAAAAACAAATTGAATTACTAGAAGATGTAGTAGTAATTTATAATGAATACCGATCAGCAACAGAATAAGGACAAGGAATGTCAGAACAACAATATAACTTAACAGCAAAGACCGACTATTTAAATCGTAAAATGTTCCTTGACCCAGCAGGGCCGGTAACAATTCAACGATTTGAAGAAGTGCGGTATCCTAAAATCCAAAAATTTGAGCAAACTGCTCGTGGATTCTTTTGGGTTCCAGAAGAAATTTCATTGAGTAAAGATGCCAATGATTTTAAAGAAGCTAGTGAAGCAGTTAAACATATCTTCACTAGTAACGTATTAAGACAAACGGCATTGGATAGTTTACAAGGACGTGGCCCAACTCAAGTATTCACACCGGTATGTTCAGTACCAGAAGTCGAAGCATTGATGTATAACTGGGGGTTTTTTGAAACAAATATTCATAGCCGCAGTTATAGTCATATCATTCGTAATATCTATAACGTACCAAAAGAAGTATTTAATACAATTCATGATACAAAAGAAATCATCGATATGGCTGCTAGTGTTGGTAAATATTATGATAGATTGCACAAATATAATTGTTTAGCAGAAGTAAAAGATTCTATCGGATTTGTTTATATGGAAGATACCCATATAGACCATATCTGGTTAGCTTTACATGCCAGTTATGCATTAGAAGCATTTAGATTTATGGTTTCATTTGCTACCAGTTTAGCAATGGTTGAAAATAAGTTATTCATTGGTAATGGAAATATCATTGCATTGATTTTACAAGATGAATTATTGCACAAGGATTGGACTGCTTACCTACTCAATCAAGTAGTTAAAGATGATCCAAGATTTGCAGCAGCAAAGGTAAGATTGGAACGTGAAGTTTATGCAATCTACGAAGCTGTCATTAGAGAAGAAAAGGAATGGGCTGATTATTTGTTTAAAAAAGGTCCAGTTATTGGGTTAAATGCTAATATATTAAAGGACTTTGTTGATTATACAGCAGTTGGTGCTTTAAAAGAAATTGGTATCAAGTACCAAGGCACTGCACCTAAAACAACTCCGATCCCATGGTTCAATAAGCATAGCGACCCAAGTAAGAAACAAACAGCTTTACAAGAAAGTGAATCAGTTAATTATGTTATAGGTGTGATGAGTGATGAATTAAACTATGAAGAACTTCCAGACTTATAAAACTGAAATCGAAAGATTGGTGATTGAACACCCTTTTAGATATAGTAGAATTATCCGAGATAACCATGAATTATATGCATGGTTATCTACTACAATATCGTATACCAATAATATACCAGAAATGGTGTATGCAATTTTACATGAAAATGATTCTGCATTCTGTGGTTCTAATAATAAACGAAAATTTAGAAACATTAATATAGGATGGTTAAACTGTGATGATAAACAGTGTATCTATTGTAAGAAACGGACACTTGATAAATCTAAAAATACAAATTTATCAAGATATGGGGTCGAAAATCCAATGAAAGTTGATAGTATCAAAGACAAAATGGTTTCTAGGGCCAGAGAAAATAATTCATATGAAATAGCAAAAGAAAAAAGAAAACAATTGTACATTATGCAGTACGGGGTTGACCATAATTGGAAAACAACAGAAGGTCAACAAAAACGGGTAGCTTCATTAAAAGAGAAGTATGGTGTTGAAAATCCATCCAATAACCCAGAACTTTGTCAAAAGCGTAAAGAAACTAATATTAAAAAATATGGTGTTGAACATCCATCAACACTGTCTACATTTAAAGAAAAAACTAAACAATCTAATTTGTTAAAATATGGGGTAGATAATGTAAGTAAACTACCAGAAACTAGACAACAGGCATCAACTACTATGTTTGACTTGTATGGGGTATACCATGCAAGTCAATCCCCATCCTTTGTTGAAAAAGCCAAAAAGACATGTTTAGAAAGATATGGTGTAGAAAATATCAATCAATTGGTATATTATAAAGATAAAATTATCAACACCCGAAAAGAATCATTTTTTAATAATATTCAAGAGCGTGTACAAGGAAAAGTAATTCCACTCTTTGAAATCGATGAATATGAAAATGTTGAAAAAGAATACTTATGGAAATGTACCACATGTCATACAGAATTTACAGATAACCTAGATGATGGTAAAATTCCAAAATGTACAACTTGTTTCCCGTTTATTAAATCTTTAGGTGAGAATGAATTAGCTGAATTTATTTTAAATCTAGGGTTTAATGACATGATTAGAAATTCTAGATCTATTATAGCTCCACTAGAGTTAGATATTTTCATCCCATCTAAAAAAATGGCTATCGAATATAATGGGGTGTATCATCATAGTGAAATTTCCGGGAATAAAGATAAAAATTATCATTTAAATAAACTAGAAAAATGCTTAGAACAAGGTATAACATTAATACAAATTTATGATACAGAATGGAATAATCAAAAAGATTTAGTGAAATCAAGAATACGTCAAAAACTAGGAATTAGTTCTAGAATTTATGCAAGACAATGTAATATAGTAGAATTGTCTAATGCCGAGTCCGCTGGCTTTGTTGATGCTAACCATATTCAACGCGCGTGCAATGCATCAATTCATTATGGATTAAAGTATCACGATGAATTGATAGCAGTTATGACGTTTGGTAAGAGTAGATATAATAAAATCGCTGAATATGAATTATTAAGATATTGCACATTACCAGATATTTCAGTAGTTGGCGGTGCCAGTAAATTATTAAAACATTTTGAAATAGATTTTAATTATCCATCATTAATTAGTTACTGTGATAGGAGATGGAATACTGGAAATGTCTATAAAGAAATCGGGTTTGAATTGCATAAGATATCTAAACCAAATTACAAATATCATAAAAATTCAAGAGTATTAGAATCAAGAATTAAATACCAAGCACACAAACTTAGCAAGTTATTATCAGGTTATGACCAAACAAAAACAGAATGGGAGAATATGCAAGCCAATGGGTTCGATAGAATTTGGGATTGCGGGAACCTAGTATATATAAAGCATAAAAGAAGTGAAATATGACTTAGTGTCAACAAAAGCAAAAGAAAAGAAATTGAACTCTCTAAAAGCGAAACTGAATGCGTTCAATCAAGCATAAAATAATTGACAAAGTTTAAAGCATAATTATACATTATGCTTTAAACAAAACATGGAGATAACAATGAACGTACAAGAATTAAAAGAAATATTTAAAGAACAAATAGATGCAGGATTATCAGTTGCGTCATTTTTAGTGTCAGGTCTTGATATAGATAATAAAGAATTCATTCAAGAAGATGAAATACATGATTCTAAAGGCATTCCAGCAGACTCTCTGTCAGCTGAAGAAAAAAAATCTATCTATACGACTAGATTGTATGCTGAGCTTTCTGAATTAGAAGAAATAGCAAATGATGCATTAATCGATTGTGAGTTCGTAAAAATGAATGGTAGTGAACCAGTAATTGTTCCGTCTAGGCATAGAGAGGCTATTAAAGAATTACATAAAGTATTTAAAGATAAATTAGTTCAAGGTCTAAAAACAGCTAGAATTCTTATAGAAGATGAATATTTCACCAACGATACTGGAGAACGTAGAGTTCGTATACGTGTTAAAGACGTAGATATAACAGATCTTGGGATGCTTGCAGCAAATTTATCTGGGATATCGTACAAAAGAACCCAAGAAGATTTCCTAATTTTTGGTAAATCTTAAAACGCATAATGTATAATTATGATGCACTACCAAATATATAGGTGAAAATATGAGTTATTTATTAGAAAAAGCAAGAACAAAAGTTAGAAAATTAGAAGAAGAATTAGAACGCGAAGATTTAAAAGATGGCCGGAAACAGATCCTCGATGAACAGTTGGGTAAAGCCAAAGAAGAAGTTAAGAAGTATCAGAAATTAGAATTAATGGATTTAGATAAAATTGCAACAGAAATGAAAATTATCAAAGGACATATCAAAGCAGTAGATGACAAGTATAATTGCCGTACTGTTAAGTTTATGCTTGCAGTAGCTGATTTCTTGGATAAACCACGGTCTATTTCAAAATCATTAGCAAAAGGTATTCGTGATTACATAACTACTAAAATCAATGCACCTGTTTGTAGTATAGCAGGTAGTCCAAAACCAGTACTTGAACCAATGCCATCACACGTTGGCCCAAAAGACGCAAGTGACGCAGAATGGCGTAGAAAAGAGCTTGAAGAATTGATGAAATTCAGAGATATTTCTTCTAACTATTTGGAATCAAAACCATCCAGATTGGACCGTCTAAAAGCGAAACTGAATGCGTTCAAACAAGCATAAAATAATTGACAAAAAGTAAAGTATGATGTATAATCATACTTTACTTTAACACATATGGAACAATAATGAACAACATGCGTGATATCATTAATAGTATTTCTGAAAATATCTCAGATGAATGGTTTAAAAACGGTTCATTCGAAACCTTTAAAAAAGGAAACCCGGAACAATATGAAATTGCAGATAAGCCAGGTACAATTGATACATTAGAAAGTAATGGGAAACCACAAAATTATAAAAAAGGCTGGTATATTTTAACTGGACCAAAGGGTGAACAGTATAGTATGCCTCCTGAAAAATTTCATGAGTTAAAAGATGATAATGGTGATGGAACCTGTGTTCCAAAGAAAATAATTAAATTAGCCAAGTTAGCAGACCATAATGGAATTGTTAATACATCATGGGGAGAACCATTGCATTACTCCACCGGAGAGGATGTGATTGTAAGACATGGTGAAGGTGATTATGGAGTAGTCAAAAAAGACATATTCCAACAAACATATAATATATAAGGAAATAAAAATGGCACAAATTCAAGAAGAAATCGTGGTAATCAAATTAAGTAAATTAGTAAAAGGTGATGCACAATCTCCATTAGTTGGTGATGACTTTGAAGCAACCGTTGAATCAATTGTCCAAGAGTTGGTTGGTAGTACAGTAATTGTTGAAGTTGAGAAAGCTTAACATGACAGATCAAGTTCCAGCAGATTATGTAGTAAATGCAGAAGGATTTCTAACAAAACCTTCTACTAATAATGTAGCAATTGTATGGTCCAAAGATCAATGCTCATTCTGCGATCAAGCCAAGGCTTTATTAAGAATGAAAGGTTATGAGTATGAAGAAAGAAATATCTCAGGCGATAAATGGACTCGTGAGGATTTATTAGAAGCAGTTTCAACCGCACGTGCAGTACCACAAATTTTCGTTGATGGTAATTACATTGGCGGGTTTACAGAATTAAGACAATACTTACAAGAGGCAGTATGATTATCGATAAAGGATTAACGATTGGTGAAGTAATCACCATCAAATTAACATCAGGTGAAGAAATCTTAGGAACATTGGTGGAAGAAAGATCTGATTATTTAAAAATTTCTAAACCAAGAGCATTAACTAGTGCAGAAGGCGGTATCGGAATGGTTCCATTTGTATTCACGGTTGAACCAAGTAGAGATTTAAAAATCTTCCGTACTACGGTAGTTGTAGCAGAACCAACTGAAAAAGAATTTGCAAGTTCTTACACCAAAGCTACTACTAGTATTATTGTATAATTGGTTGACAATGGTTGACAAACATCAACCATTGTCTTATAATCAAGTCTCTTTCAATTTTTAGGATCTATCATGACAACATTACCAGAATTTCCATCAGAATTAACATCATTATCATCAGGTATAAAATCTTCAATGGATTCACTAGTATCACATGCAGGAGACTCATGTGATCTATTTGGAACTATGGGTGGATTGTTTGATGATGCTGCAGCTGCCATTGCTAAATCTGCTGAAAAAGCAGTTCAAGAAGCAACACGAATTTTAGGTGAAATAGCTAAAACTATTAATAATGCAATGAAACATATTCAATCATTAATATCAAAAGCAATGACTCAGATTAATAAGTTATCAGCAGCAGCAATGACTGCTATAAATGATGCAATTAGTAGTCTTACGTCAAAGTTAACTAGTACATTTAGTGGGTTAAGTTCTAGTATTAGTGGATTAGTTTCAGATATCGGTGATAAATTAAATGAATTTAAAACTGCAATCGGCAATGCGATAGGAAGCATAAACCTTAGTGCATTATCATGTAAAGGTGTTCAAGAGTTAGCATCATCGTTGGGTTCAGGTGTTTCAGATGCAATGGATGCGGTGGGTGATTTTGCTGCTAAAGGGGTTGCCGATGCTAAACAAGGGTTATTGGATAGTGCTAATAGTGTTAAAAATACAGCATTGAATGCTGCACAATCCATTGGTAATGCAGGTTCAGAGCTATCTAAGTCTTTATCATCAACTATTTCAGACTTAGAGGCAGTAATAGCATGAGTCGTGGTACTGCAAGATTAGATGATAAAACATTAGGTTCTTGTTCAGTTCATGGTAATAATATAGGTGGAAAGATTGTCTCAGCATCAGGTGATACCACGGTCAATGGCCGTGGTGTTGCCAGACTCGGTGACAAGGTAAAAGCGGATTGTGGACACGAAGCTATCATAATTACCGCTTCCCCTAATACATCGGCCAATAATAGAGGTATTGCAAGGTTAGATGATAAAGTAGGTGATAGTCCGTATACAGGAAGAATTATCACAGCATCACCAAATGATTTTACTAATTAATTTAATTGACAAGCATCAACCATTGTCTTATAATCAAGTCTCTTTCAATTTTTAGGAACTTTTTATGTCTAAAATCGTAGTACAGTCATTACCAGTTGTTTTAGTTACACCGATTAATCTGTTAGAAGATGGTGTATCATCGGGTATTAAATACTCAGATAGTTTTTTTCCGTTATTAGGAGAAAAACGTTCTGAAAAAATCGATAACTTATTTGAACTAATCTCTGAACAGGTAACCGATAAATCATCTATTCTTTTATACAAAGAAGATGTAAAACGGTTGGCTGACCAGTTATCTGGAAAATCAAAATCATCAAAAGAGATTTTCCAAGAAATAAAACAACGTATTAGAGCAAATTATCATGTTCTAAAATTAACATTTGATCCAAGAACATTACAATTCAATGGTGTTAAAATTGCATTCATTGTGCATAAAATGTAGTAGTTTATACAAATCTATGATAAGGTAAATACTTAATTATAGATTTGGAACATTATGAAACTTCTAATAAAAACGCCGTTTGAAATCGATGTAGAACTTGTAGATCAGATGCCTAGATACTTGAAAATTACAAGTAATTGGGTATCTGTTCAATTAATCGATGTAGATGAACAAGAAATGTCTAGATTATTGTCATTTCTCAAATTCAGTTCATTTCACTTTAACAATTCAATTATTACTAAAGTTGATGACTTAACTCTTTCTTGGGGTTGACAAAACAATTATATAGTAGTATAATAATTGAACATTAAGTAGTAAATACTTAGTGCTATATCACTTTTACACTAAAAGTTCATGTAGAATGATATATACAATACGTTTCGTAAAGAAACTGAGATAGTTGGATCATATGAGGTTTAATGATCCCGCGAGTCTTGGCCAATGAAGAAACCCGAAGGTCGGGAAGCCATACTCGCCTAAGCTAATACAAGTGACAGTTGATTAGCTGATGGAGAAAACGCCAGTGACATAGGGTTTAAAAACCTTGGCAGTTATCTCCCTTAATGTAATGTATCGCTTATTAGGATACACCAAGTGAAAGGAGAAAAAATGAAAAATTCACTTATAATTCTAACTTTATTGGTTAGTCTAATGCCGTCTTTTACTTCAGCGAAAGAACATAAACAAGTTCATCATGCAGTAGTAAAAAAGGTAGTTCACAAACAAGAAAAACATTCAACAAAGAATATTAAAAAAATAACAGTTAAAAAACCCAAAGCAGTAAAAAGTACTAACATGGTTGGTGTTGCATCATTTTATGGTTCGCAATTCCATGGACGTAAAACTGCTTCTGGTGAAATATTCAACAAGAATGCAATGACCGCAGCACATAGAACTATTCCTCTTAATAGTAAAGTAAAAGTTACTAATTTGAAAAACAATAAATCAGTTGTTGTTAAAATAAATGATAGAGGCCCGTGGGTTAAAAATAGAATAATGGATCTGTCAAAAGGCGCTGCAAAAGCAATTGGAATAGATGGTATACAAAGAGTATCATTAGATGTTGTTGGGTAATAAATACATATACAATATTGTAAATTATTTCTAAAAATCACCTAATACGTTTATTAGGTGATAATTTTTTAAAGAAGGATATATGAATTTAGGACGAATCACTGTAGTAACCCCACCAGACAAAATTTTTAATCTAAACCTAAGCTATCTTTTAGTTAGTCCAACCTTGACTGTCAAACACCAATTTCAATCCATTCTTAGTAGAAGCATAGATAATTTAAATGTTTTCATTTATGAAGATAATGAGACCGATATTGATTGGCTATTGAGTGTATCACATATTGTAGATTGCGTAATCATAGATATTGATAACTGTAATAGTACCACTAAAGAATTTGTTACTTTTTTATTAGCTCAACCAAATGTGCATTACATAACTAATAATGAAATAACACCATACAATCTAATTTCCAAAAATAGAATTTTTAATTTAGATTGGATTGCAGAACAACTGCAAAATGATATTGATGAGGATGAAGATGATAATCAACCAGAAGACTAGAACTGGAGTTACTGTAAAAGAAAGCGATAATATAAGTCAAGCGTTAAGGAAATTCAAGAAGAAAGTAGAAGAAAGTGGTAAATTAGATGATTTACGTGCTAAGGAATTCTATGAAAAACCAACGACTGAAAGAAAGAAAGCTAAAGGCGCTGCCAAATCTAGACTAAAGAAAAAATTACAAAAAGAAGCATTACCAAGAAAACGTTGACATTACAGAACTCCTATGATATAATATAATTTTTAAATCATAGGAGTTCTTATGGAAGATCAACATAGAGAAATACTTAGTATTACTCAAGAAGAATGCGCTGAAGTAATTCAGGCAATATCAAAAATTTTCCGATTTGGATTAGATACCGAATGGAAGGGTGAAACTAATCGGCAACACCTTGAAGAAGAAATTGGCGATTTACAAGCTATGATTTATTTACTTGCATGTAATAACATCGTAAGCAAAGACGGAATCGAAGCCGCTGCCGAAAATAAATTAAAAAAATTAAAGAAATGGTCACATATTTCTTTCGATGAAGATAAATAAAATTGTTAAACGCCATCTGGGTTTAACACCGGCATAATGCCACAATATAACTCGCTTAATAAAGGAGAACATTATGAGTAAAAAAACAGTAATTGGTATAGATTTAGGAACTGGTGTATCATGTGTATCAGTGTTCGATAATGGTTCATATAAAATCATCGAAAATTCAGAAGGTTCACGAACAACCCCTAGTATTGTAACTTATACAGATACCGAAATTTTAGTAGGTGCTGCGGCTAAACGCCAAGCAATTACAAATCCAACTAATACAATTTACGAAGTTAAACGTTTAATCGGTCGTAAATTTAATGATGCAGAAGTTCAAAATAACATCAAATCTATTCCATACAAAATCATCGAGGCAGATAATGGTGATGCGTGGGTTGAAATCAATGGTAAGAAATTATCACCGCAACAGGTATCTGCTGAAATTTTAAGAAAAATGAAAAGTACAGCTGAAGAATATCTCGGCTATGAGGTATCCGAAGCGGTTATCACTGTACCAGCATATTTCAATAACGAGCAACGTCAAGCGACTAAAGATGCTGGAACAATTGCCGGATTAAATGTATTAAGAATTATAAATGAGCCGACTGCCGGGGCTTTAGCATTTGGGTTAGATAAGCAGTCATCCAAAGATAGAAAAGTAGTAATCTGGGATACTGGTTCTGGCACACACGATATTTCAATTATTGAAATAGCAAATATTGACGGTGAGCAACAATTTGAAGTATTATCAACTAATGGTGATACCCATTTAGGTGGTGCAGATTTTGATAACCGTATTATCGATTATTTAAACTCCGAATTCAAAAATGAAACAGGAATCAATTTACAAGATGACCCAATTGCATTACAACGTCTTAAAGACGCAGCAGAGAAAGCAAAAATAGAGTTGTCTAGTACAAACCAAACAACTGTAAATCTACCATATATAACAGCCGATGCATCTGGGCCAAAACATTTAAATGTCTCTATCTCTAGATCAAAATTTGAATCTTTGGTTGATGATTTAATCGAACGAAGTGTCGCACCTTGTAAAATTGCATTAAAGGATGCAAATGTTTCAATAGATGAAATCGATGATGTAATTTTAGTCGGTGGTTCTACAAGAATTCCAAAGGTACAAGAAGCAGTTGAAAAATTGTTTGGTAAAACGCCGCGTAAAGACGTTAACCCAGACGAAGCAGTAGCTGCTGGTGCTGCGGTTCAAGGCGCAGTATTGTCAGGGGATAAAACTGATATCTTATTGCTTGATGTAACACCGTTGTCATTAGGGATTGAAACAATGGGCGGAGTTTTCACCAAGTTGATTCAGAAAAATACAACAATCCCTACAAAAGCAAGTCAAACTTTCTCAACCGCTGAGGATAACCAACCTGCTGTTACAATTAAAGTTGGGCAAGGTGAACGTGACCTTTATGCTTACAATAAGCAATTAGGTGAGTTTAACTTAGATGGAATCGCTCCTGCTCGTCGCGGAATGCCACAAATTGAAGTGACATTTGACATTGATGCAAACGGTATCATGCATATCTCAGCACAGGATAAATCCACTGGCAAGAAAAATAACATTACCATTAAATCTGATTCAGGGCTGACTGAAGAAGAAATCCAACGTATGGTTAAAGATGCCGAAGAAAATGCTGAAGCAGATAAAAAACAAAAAGAATTGATTGAAGCTCGTAATCAAGCTGAATCACAACGTCATACTTTGCAGAAAGATTTTGATGAAGTGAAAGATCAATTATCAGATGAAGAAAAATCAGCATTTGAAGAAGCAGTCAAAAACATTGATGAAGCTACTAGCAGTGATGATGTTGAGAAGATCAATGAATCAGTAACTAAGTTGTTCGAGGCAGCAAGTCCAGTTTTTGCAAAAAAACAAGCATCTGAACAATCACAATCTGCTGCAGAAACCACTGATGGTGGGCAAGCAGTGAATGCTGAGTTCAAAGAAGTTTGATAAACACAATATAGTGTGTTATTATAACAACCGTGAAATGCCTTTTAGGGTTTCACGGTTGTTCTTGCTTATACAAGGAGATTTTACAATGGCAAATGAAAGAACACTAGATACAGCAACTTTAGCAAGTTTAAGTAGAGCATTAGTCGGTGTTGACCGTTTAGTGAATAACAGATTAACAGCTCAATCAAATTATCCACCACATAATATTTTAAAATACAATGAAACCAATTACAGTATTGAGTTGGCAGTGGCAGGTTTTAGTAAGGATGAAATCAATGTAGAAATTGATCAGAATATTCTTACTATCACGGGGGTGCATAAAGATAATGATGAATCATCATGGGAATATTTACACCGTGGACTTGCTTCTAGAAATTTTGTAGTTAGATTTCCATTAGCTGAATATATGGAAGTTAATGGTGCAGAAGTAAAAGATGGGTTGTTACGAATAGCATTAGAATATGTTGTACCAGAGGAATTAAAACCTCGCCAAATTGAAATTAAATAATCACTTACACAGGAAAACTATTATGTCAACAGACGTTAGAATCGAAGAAAAAGTAAAAATCCGAGTAGCAGAACCAAAACGTTGGAAAGTAATCGTTCTTAATGATGATTACACTCCAATAGATTTCGTTATTGCAATGTTGGTTGATGTATTCAAACATAATGAATCATCTGCATACAACGTTACTATGCAAGTTCATGAAACTGGTTCAGGGATTGCAGGTGTCTACGATTATGAGATTGCTGAAGTCAAAGCAATTGATGCTACTAAAATGGCTAGAGAAAATGGTTTTCCACTACAAATCAAAGTTGAAGAGGAATAATTAATCATAATACTGTATGCATTAAATGCATACAGTAGTTTTATTGATATTTTAATTTACAATTATCGAAATGATATCTGGTCATATTATTTCTTCCAGATTTATTACAATGTGGACATATAACAGGTTCTCTAGTATTCCATATAGCAGACATCTTTGCTCTTGTTTCCGGTGATACTATTTTTCCTTTATGAGCATCAGATTGCTTTTTTCTGGTCTCCACATTATGTCTTCTGCCTTTCCAAACCTCACTCAATTTAGATCTAGTTTCATTAGAAACATTTTGCCTAGATGCAGACATCTTTGCACGTGTTTCAATAGATGCTGGTGCTCTGTTTTTTCCAATAATTGATAATTTTTCCTTGGTTTCAGCCGAATGCGGATGTCCTGGACGACCTTTTCTCAAGTATGACATTTTTTCTTTGTGTGCATCACTAAACTTAGTGCCTTTTATAGCACCATCAATTCCATTTTCCAATACCAAGTTTGCCCATTCATCTGACAATACTATATTGTTTTCATTTGAAAAATGCAAAGCATGGTCAATAATTGATGTGTCATAATATAATTCCGAAACCCATAATGTTTCTACAAATTGTCTTCCGTGTTTTTTAATATGTCGTTTCCAACGAGTTCCTGACCCTAGATATTTGTACGGGTCTTTTTTACTAGTCTTACCAAAATATTTTAAGCCAGTGATTGAATGTTTTTTAATATAAAGATATGTTGGTGGTATTTCTGTATAAATACACATGCTGATGTCCTCCTAGACGTTAGTGTAGTTGGGAACGCCAATTCCGTGAACTACATCTTTATTTATCTTTTTCTTGACATTATAATAAGGTAGTGTTATAATATACACCTTATATAATAAGGAAAAATATATGTTATTACGTGAATATACAAAAGATTTACACACAAAAGCTGAACAAACTAATTTTATGAAATTAACCATTTCAGGTAAATTACCAAAGGAATTATATATAAATTATCTTTGGCAAATGATCCCAATATACTCGACTATTGAGTTTGGTGTCAAAGTCCAAGAATTTTTTTCAAATTCACCGGGTATTGATAGAACAAAATATATCTACCAAGATTTTACTGAATTAGCTGACAAAGATACCCATTATTCATGGTTACCGGAAACATTAGAATATATTAGATATCTACAAGATTTATTAAATGACCCAAATAGAAAACATTTAATAAAAGCACATTTTTATGTTCATCACCTCGGGACATTAAATGGTGGGCAATATATTGCTAAAACTGTACCAGGTTCTGGTAAGTTTTACCAATTCGATGATGTCGAAGGTCTTAGAAATGCAATTCGGGCGGAACTTACTGATGATTTAGGTGACGAAGCAAGAGTAGCATTTGAATGGGCTATTAAAATCATGAAGGCTCTTAGTGCGTCTGCATTATTTGAATCTGTGTTACCGTTGATGGGTCATGAATAAACTGTTATGTACTCTTACAGATATACAGCATTTATTCATTGATAACTTTAAGCAATCAGGTGAAGAAATTTCTGATCCCGTAGCTGAACAATTTAATAACCCAGGTTGGTCTAATACGACCTGGGTATCTTCATTGTATAGAAAAGCTCACGTTAATATAATTGATGTCATGAATACTCGCGGACTGTGGATGATGCATTGTTGCATTTACCCACATTACCACAATCCAGCACCAATATTTGGATTTGATGTATTTGCAGGTAAAAATAAAATAACAGGATGTTTTCATGATTTCAGTCCGGTTATCCCCGATCATTCTTTATCAAGTTGGTTTAAAGAAGAATCGGATAAATTAGAATGGAATAAAAAACGTGAATTACCAGATTGGGGTAAACGAATCTTCTCAGATTCTATTATTGCAGCTGGAAATGTACAATCAGATGATGAATTAGAACAATTATTAAGTACTGTTTCAGCAACATTAAATGCATACCTATCATCATTAATATATACAAACAATACAATAGTTGATGTTTCAGCTAACCATCATTATTATATTGAGAATCAAAGACTTAATCCACACAACCCAAGAGTCCTAATGAATTTAGGACTATCAGAAGAACAAGCATCCTTATATGTAGCAAATTGCTTGTTCCCGTCAGATTAACTACTAGTTTAATTACAATATACTCCCTCTTAAATAAAGTAAGAGGGAGTATTCATGACTAAATTAATAGGTTTTTTATTATTATTAATATTTAATAATACATATTCAGCTGAACTGCAACATACATTTAATAGTCCATCATTTAGTGGTGTTGGATATAGTTCGCATGTCTTAACACTTAATCAATTAGAAACTCAAGCAACTGATAAAAATAAAGCGGCAGCGGATGCATTACAAGCAAAAGCATTATCAGATGCTCAGAATACACCACAAGCAAAGTTTTTAGCTAATTTAGAATCCCGTATATATTCTCAATTAGCAAAGCAATTAACTGACAGTATGTTCAGTGAAGGTTCATCATGTACAACACCAGGTGCAATATGTGGAACAATGCCAGATCTAGGTGGAAATAATGTATCATGGAGTTTGGGTTCAGGGTCTGATCAAGGTATGATTATTATAAGCATTACTAATAACAGCAATATCAATCAGACTACTACAATGAAAGTACCAGCAGGGACATTTTATTTTTAATTATGAAATATATTATACTTTTAATGTTACTTTTACAAGGATGTGCTACTAGTAGTGCTATTAATAAACTTATTACCGGTGAACAGTTTGATGATCCAATCGTTGAAGAAAGCAAATACCTAAAAAAAGAAGAAAATAAATTAGAACCACCAGCATCTGGTCCTATTCCTATCGCAGTATATGGATTTACAGATAAAACTGGTCAACGTAAATCTATGCCAAATATAGCAAGTTTAAGTTCAGCCGTTACACAAGGTGCAGAAAATTATTTGATTAAAGGATTACAAGACGTAGGTGATGCAAGATGGTTTACCGTAGTTGAAAGAGTAGGATTAGAAAATTTAATTAAAGAACGACAAATGATCCGACAAGCTCGTGAACAATTTCAAGGAAAAGATGCACAACCATTACCAGCAATGTTATTCGCTGGAATCATTGCAGAAGGTGCAATTGTAGGTTATGATTCAAATACACTAACCGGAGGAGCAGGTGTTAGGATTTTTGGAATAGGTGGTGAAACACAATATCAAAGTGATACGGTAACAGTAAGCCTTAGAACAGTTTCAGTAACAACAGGTGAAATATTGACATCAGTTACAGTCACCAAAACTGTATTAAGTTATATGGATAAATTAGGTGTATTAAGATTTATTGCTGCTGATACCAAAGCAATCGAAGCTGAAATCGGTGGTAGTATAAACGAAAGTATTAATAGAGCAACTAATAAGGCTATCCAAGCTGCAGTAGTAGATACTATTCGTGAAGGAGCTCGTAAAGGGCATTGGGCGTTTAAACAATAAGGAGCGTATTAAAATGAAACAAAAAATATTGAATTATTTAATAGCAGTATCAGTATTATTGTTTTCTGGTTTAACTATGGCTGTTGGAACTGCTACTGGTCCTAACAATGTATTCATAGAACAACTAGGGAATACAAATACAATTACTATAGAGCAGGTAGGTGGAACTAATAATGTTGGCGGTGTGGCAGGAACTATTACAACTGATCAAACAACAAATATAACCATTAATTCACCAGATCCAGGAAGTGCAGCCAACTATGCAACGATCAACGGTAGTAGTAATATTTTAAATATAACTCAACATGGTAATAATAACTGGGCACAATATAATATCAAAGGTGGTAATAATCGCTATATCATCTCCGTAACTGGCAATGACAATAAAAATAGAGTAGTAGTCGGTGATACCAACAATTCTGATAACCAACATGTTGAAATAACAGAAACCATTACAGGAAATACAAATAACGTAATGCAAAATATTATCGGTAATTATATTACAAGCACATTAACTATCACAGGTAGTAATAACCAAGTCACTGAAAACTTATCTAGTACTAATGGTACATCTACTATCAGTATTACCGGTGCTAATAACTTATTAAATGTTGAACAAAGTGATGTAGCTGGTGCAACAGGTCATTATTTGAAAGAAGTTATAGCAGGTAATTATAATGCTATTACTACACAACAACAAGGAACTAATGATACCACTATAGATATGAAAACAACCGGTGATAATAATACTATTACTATTAGAACCAGTTCAAGTGCAATAGTGAATTCACAATCAGCCATTGCAAGATAATTATGCCTATAATTGTGGTAATACTTTGTTTATTATCTATCAAGGTAGAAGCAGCAATTGGTACTGTTTCTGATGTAACTAGTACTAATTGTAAAATAGAAAGAAATAAACAAAATATATCAGGCGATAAAGGTTCATCTATCGAAAGCATGGATGTTTACATTACCGGTAGTTGTATTAGCAATATCACATTTAAAGATGATACAAAAGTAAAAGTAACAGAAAATAGTCGTCTTCTTATAGACGACTTTGTTTTCGATCCAAAGGCAAGTGACGCAGGTAAATTAGCACTCAAAGTAGGAATGGGTACTGTAAGATATGCATCAGGACAGATTGCTAAAAATAATCCTCAACAAGTTAATATAAAAACACCAACAGCAGCTATTGCAGTTAGGGGTACGGATTTCACAATGACAGTTGACGAAGCTGGTCAAAGTCTAGTTGTATTGGTTCCAAGTTGTAAAGATGAAAAAGATGTTAAAAAATACGAGCTAGAAGAAAACAAGTGTAAAGTAGGTATAATAGAGGTTGAAACATTAGCTGGAAAAGTATCTTTAGAAGAAGCATTTCAAGCAACTTATGTCCAGAGTGCAACTATGTTACCAACACCACCTACACCAATTAATACCATTGAATCCAAAATTTCAAATAACTTAATTATTGTAAAACCAATCGAAGTCCAACGTGCTATGAAAGAAGCAGCTAAATCACCTAGAGACAAGGAACTAGAAGAAATTGAAGCAGAAGCAGCTCGTAGGTTAGCTAATCAAGTGGCAAAAAGTGCAGAAGCAATAGATGAAGCAAGAATGTTGGCTATGTTAGCAGCCGCCGGTAAATTAGGATGTAATGCTGTTTCTAGTGTATGTGTTATATGGGATAAAAATGGTGATTCAGCGCAAGAACGTGGAAAAGGCACTGCATTCCGTATAGCACCATATGAACACTATACAGAAATTAAAACTCAAGGATATAATTCAAATACTATCATTAATATCATGCAAAATAGCATAAATGCTTCTACGTTAATCGGTGATGGTAGCCCAGGTAGTAATGTAGTAAATATTATACAAAATACAGGAGTATTACAACAAAAATGAAATATATTATTTTATTACTTTGTTGTATAAATGTTCAGGCTTCCGGAGTAGCTGGTTTAGATTACACTATTTATGCAGCGGGTGGTGCAACTCCAAGTAGAACTACTAATGGAACTGTTCTTGAAACTGGTATTGCTACATCATTAAACTATGATTGGGGTGGTGGGAATGTAATGAATTCTGGAATGGTTGATGGCGTAATCATCCATTTTACTGGTAGTATTCTATGGCCTGGTTCTTCAGGAAATAAAACTGTAACATTTTATGATCGCAGTGATGATGGATTTTATATGATTATCAATAATACACTAGTTATTAATAATTGGGTAGAACAAGGTCCTAGTAATTTTAACGGTTCAGGTACTATCACATTGACTGCTGGTCAAGTATATTCTATAGATATATGGTGGTATGAAAATGGTGGTGGTGCGGTATTACAATTAGATTGGAATATTGGTAGTGGAATAGTAGTTGTTCCTACTAATAATTTAGCTACTTCTTCTAGTTTCTTTGTACCAACACTTTGTTGCGGAGGTTCATCTGCCAGTTTTAATCCAAATTCAATTAATGTTGCTAATGTACAAGCATTTATTAATAGAGCTACATCTGATAGCCAAGTTTATATAGAACAAATTGGTAATTCTAATACCATAACAATAAATCAATCTGGTACTAAAAATAATTATATAGAATATTACGGAAATGGTTCTAATAATGCGGTTTCAATAACTGAATCTTCTACTTCCAATTATTCATCAAATTATACAGAGTTAACTATACTAGGAAATAATAATTCTGCAACCTTATTACAACAAAGTACTGGTGGTACTAAAGGTATTTTTACCCATGTAAATGGTAATAGTAATTCATTATCATTACAACAGAAAGATAATGGCAATCATTATTTAGAAGTTGATGTAAATGGTGATGATAAACACATTGATACTTTACAACAAGGTTCCGGTAGTCATATGGGTAAAATTACCTTATCTGGACAACCGACTGATTTCAGTCTTTCTCAACGTGGTAGTACACAACAATCATATTCTATTAACTTTAATTGTGCTACTACAGGTGGATGCCCCAAGATTACTGTACAGCAAGGTCAATAACCGATAAATACTGAAAAACATATTTAAGGTATTATGACCGTATTAATTTTAACCAAACAAAAAGAAGAATTCGACTATGAAACTACAAGACTGCTAAAAAGTTTTGCAGAAAAAGATATCCCAGTCAGAGTTTGTTATTTCAATAAATTTGATGTTGTTCTTAATCATGGAATTTTCTATGATGGCGAGTGCATGTCAAGACCAAAAGCAGTGTTAGTTCGTTTAGGTGCTGGTATTTCACGCTCAGAGTTATCAGTTATCCGTTATTTTGAATTAGAAGGTATTCCATGTTACAACGGTAGTGAGAGTATTAACTTAGTACAAGATAAATTCCAATCAAGTGAAATATTAGCCAATGCTGGCATTGCTGTACCACATACGATGATCGTCAAATCAACTTCAAGAACTGATATAGTTGAAAAAACTATTGGATTCCCATGTGTCGTAAAAGTAGTTGTCGGTAGTTTTGGTGAAGGTGTTTATCTTTGCAAAACTAAACAAGAATATATAAAATTCATTGAATTTGTTGATGCTGTGCATAATGAAAAAACCCTAATTGTACAAGAATATCTGAATTTTCGTCCTGGTGAAGATTTAAGAGTATTTGTAGTTGGTGGTAAAGTATTAGGGGCAATGAAAAGAACTGCACCAGCAGATGATTTCCGTGCCAATATTACTAATGGTGGGACTGGTGAATCATTCCCAGTATCACCTGAAATAGAAGAAATAGCACTTAAAACCGCCAAAGTATTAAACTTGTCAGTAGCAGGTATTGACCTATTATTCGATAGTCGTGGGTTCAGAGTGTGTGAAGCTAATTCAAATCCAGGATTTAGCGGGTTTGACAAGTATTGCAACACTGATGTTTCCGATGAAATATCTGCTTTTATTATTAACAAAATAACTTTATGATTAAAAAAATTCTTTTAAGTCCTTGGACTGCATTATTAACATTATTATTGGTAGCTGGTACCAGGGTATCTGATCCTTCATTTGTAGAAAGTGTAAGATTACGTTATTTTGATACTTTAATTACATCCAAGCCTTCAAATGTAAATTCAATCTTTACAATCAATATAGATGAATCTTCATTAGATAAGTATGGTCAATGGCCATTTAAGAGAACTATCTATGCAGATATAATCAAAAACTTGTATGATCATGGTGCAGGGTTAGTTGTATTCAACGTCCTGATGCCAGAATCAGATCGTCAAGGTGGTGATAATGATTTATCAAATGCATTAGCATCATTTCCCGTTATTTTACCAAATATTCCATCAGATGTTTCTAAAAATACACCAAAAGTACCAGGTTCTGCGGTATTAGGCCCAGAATACATAGATCGTATCATCCAATATCCAGGAATTATTGCTAATATTCAAAAAATTGAAGATTTGGCGGCTGGTGTTGGCACTGTTAATACATTACCAGAAATTGATGGTGTTAATCGTAGAATGCCTCTCATAATTTCAGTAAATGATAAACTTTATCCATCATTAAGTTTGGAAACACTAAGGGTGGCAGCAGGTGATTCATCATTTCAAGTAAAACTAAATGAACTCGGTGTCGAAAAGATGAGGATTCCAGCATTTGGACCTATTTCAACTGATAACCTAGGTCGTATATGGATTGATTGGAGTCAATCATCAAAAAGTATAAGCTTATCTAATATTCCAGATGATTTGGAAGGTTCAATAGTCATCGTTGGTCCAACAGCAGCAGGTATTGGAAATCCTATCCCAACATCCAAAGGTGCTGTTTTTCCACATGAAGCACAAGCAGCAATAATTGGTACCATGATGAATAAGGTTGTCATACAACGACCTGATTATGCAGATGGCGCTGAAATTTTAGCTTTACTTGTTATTGGTACACTGTTATTATTCCTCACAAGATGGATTTATATTGGATTAAGTTCTGTAATTGTGTTATCAATTGGTTCAATTATAGGGAGTCAGTACGTATTCACCGAATATCTGTACCTGTTTGATATTACTGCATTTGTAAGTGGTATCGTACTTGTAGGACTTCACGCTTACGGTGTGAAATTTCTGAGTGAATTCTTCCAAAAACAACAAATCAAAAAACAATTTGGTACTTATTTAAGTCCGAAAATGGTTGAGAAATTACAACAAAATCCCGAGTTATTAAAATTAGGTGGCGAATCTAAAGAATTAAGTATTTATTTTTCTGACATCAGGTCATTTACAACATTATCTGAGCATTATAAAACAGATCCAATGGGTTTGACCAATCTTATTACAAGATACATGGATAAAATGTTACCAATTATAATGAAAAATGACGGAACAGTTGGGAAATTAATAGGTGATGCTATTATGGCTTGGTGGGGGGCACCTATCGATATTGAAAATCATGCAAGTATGGCGTTAAAATCTGCAGTAGAGATGGAGATTGCGTTAAACGAATTAAATAATGAATTATTAGCTGAAGGAAAACAACCATTACGAGTAGGAGCTGGTATCAGCACAGGGGAAGTTTTCATCGGTAATATGGGTTCATCCGAACGATTTAGTTATGATATTCTTGGCGATGAAGTAAATCTTGCTGCAAGGCTTGAAGGTCAGACAAAAAGTTATGGTGTTTCATTAATCTTAAGTGAAAATACTATTAATAGATTAAAAATAGAAAATATATAAATAGAATATAGGTCGCGATATTGCAAGTATCCACCTATTCTAATACTGTAAGGAGTATCAGCATGACCATTTATTTATATATAAAACAACATAACATTACCAAATTAAAATATCTAGGTAAAACTATCAAAAACCCGTACAAATATAAGGGTTCTGGCGTAGATTGGATAGAACATCTAAAACTTCACGGAAATAATGTAACTACCGAAATAATTAAAGAGTGTAATTCCAATAAAGAATTGAATTTATGGGGTAGATTTTATAGTACTATTTGGCACGTTTCAAATTCTAGTGAATTTTTAAATAGAATACCGGAAACTGGTGGTGGAGCTGGTATATTTTCAGAAGATGGGTATAAAAATATAATAAAATATCAAAAAGATAGAGTTAATGATTATACTCATCATCTATTATCCGGTGAAATTCAAGGAGCTGCCAGTAGAAAAAGGGTATTAGATGGCACTCATAATTTGTTAGGTCCTGAAACAAACGCAAAGAGAGTGTTGGATGGGACACATAATTTTTTAGATGGTACCAAATCGAGTGAATATCAAAAAAGAAGAGTTGCTGATGGGACTCATCATTTTTTATCAGAAGAACATAAAACAAAAAAACTAGAATCTGCAAAAATTAAACGACAACAGCAGATGTCTGTAGGTACTCATAATTTTCAAATAAAAGGATTGACAGCTGTTATAAATCTTTCTGGAGTCAGTAAAAGAATGTCTGTGTCTGAATATAAGAGCCAATTAAATATTATTGATAAAAACTTATCCGAATGGGTATCTTGTGTGAGTAATGAAGGTAAACGGAGGGGAAAGTGTTAAAATACAACCGTAAATCTATATCTGTAAATTACATTGGATGGAGTTTATATTATGTGTGATTATGTAGAAATTGATCGCGTTGCAGTTAAGGGCAAATCTGAAGGTATTCGTATCTATACAATAGCCAATACGTTGCCAGAACATCAATTATATCTTGAAGCATATTATGCCGGAGACTGGAAATCTGCTGCCGTTATTTGTACATATCTAGCGGAACAATCTGGTGATCTTCAACATTATTATCAATTAATGTTAGAACGTATTTCTGGGGAATGTCCATTAGATTGGAATGGAATTTACGTAGCAAAAACCAAATAGGAAGTTTATGAGAACGCGAAAATGTTTGAACCCAATATCAATGATAATGTCATTGTTTCTATTATTAATAATTTTGGGAGTTTCACTTATTAGTTTTATAGAATTAGGTGTTATTGCTATCTGGGATTTATTAGTATCAAAAAAATAAAATACATTCAAAATAATACTACGTTTTATGGAACGCTGGTAGCGATTCAGCGTTCCAAAGGTAGTAGATACCTATCGCCTTCGTAACATAGTCACGGTCCTACGGCAATTCTTTTAATCTTCTCTGAATACTTTTGTATTAGATCTAAATTTAGATTTTCTAATAATTGATGTCAGCATTAAAACTTTATGACCACCACCCTCCACTATCTTAAACATAACATTAATATGGGTGTCTGGGTCATTCATCACTGATTTGAAACCTATTGGTAATCTTGAAATTGCTTTACCTGCATTTATAAACATCTTGTCAAATAATTTAGCAACTTCTTGAACATCTATTGGTGGATTATTTCTTTCATCATTAATCCGTCTTCCAAAATGTGTACCAAAATCAACTTGCAACCCAATTTTATTCCATTTGTCATTAACATATCTTACTAATTCATTAATGGCCAAGTCAGATGTTTGAGCTGATATAACTTCACTTATTTTCATTATTCACAATTCCATCTACGCAATGCTTTATTAATCGGACTTTCTGGATCTCGTTTAGTCTCTGCACTGGCATGTGCTTTTTTCATTCCACTCATTCTTGCACAAAAACTTTTACGTCTGTTAGCATCCTTACTACCTTTTTTTAATTCACTAGGTTTTTTAGTAACGGCAGTTTTTAATTTTGAACCTGGATTTTCTTTTCTATATGCATTAACCGCTTTTTTACTCATACCATCAGTTTTATCTTTCTTATTGACTTTTTGCCAATCTTCATGTATAAATTCACTTGCTCTCATATATTAGTCCAATTTTATTTATCTTTATGTTCGGTTTCTCTCATCTGTAATACGGTATTCAATTTTGCAGTTATTCTTAACATATCTGCGTCACATAATCGAATTTTATCAATAAGTGAAATTAATTCCTTATTTGCGTCAACTAATACCGGATTAATTTCATTAATGGTAAAATCCCATACATATTTTACCATCTTTAACATATATCCTGCGGCAATTATTGGAAATCCATAACGGTTTATAATATCTGCTATTTGTGTAATATCCATATTTTATTCCTATTTAATCCTTTCTCGCATCCAACTTCCCGTCACTTCTAGCAATACGGTCTAAATCAGGTCTTAACCCTAGTTTTGCTGATACAGTAACATCAATCTTTATCAATTCATTGGATGTTATTTTAACCCTGTTTTCCAATGCGGTAACTATACTAGCAAATGTTCTTACCGCTGTTATCACATCACCTAACACAAACTTCAATGCTGTAAATATAAATGCACCTAGTACACAACTTCCAATAATAGGTGTTAAAGTATCTGAAAAAAATTTAATTAATTCTGGGCTCATTTTGTAATACCTTCTACTTTTTCTAAAATAGTATCAACATTTTTTTCTACCACACCATCAATTTTGTCTTTTAATCGTTCTTTTATAGATTTCTTTGGGACAGGTGTGGCAGATGGTGGGGGTGTTGGTTTCACATCATGGCTATTCATCACCGCAGCAACTTCATGGTGAATCTTCTCAGGCAATGGTTGGACATGGAGTGATTTCGATATCAACTTATCAATTTCAATGATGTCAACATTCATTTGACGTACTCTCCCGTCCATCGATTTAATTAAAAATGTCATTTTTTTAATTGATTTCACTACTGATCCAAGTACTAACTTAATTGCTTGCATCACAAACCATCCACAAACAACCGCCAATGCTATTGGGAATCCACATTGTTGTACAAGACTAAAAAAATCAAAATTTGGTATGCCTATATCCACAAAATTCTCCACTTCATTACTATATTTATTAAAATGTACTTGACATCAAGATTGACTGATGTATAATGAACTCATCTTAAACAACCGAGGTACTCAAAATGGCTAGAAGTAGAAATAATAAAATCACAGGAAAACCAAGAACCAAATCACGTGTAAAACGTTAAAATATAGTTGACATTAGTTTTTTATGTGCTATAATATACAAATACTAAATAACACGTAGTTGCGAGTGGTTGATATGAACTTTAGAAATGGTTCTCATAGAGGGTCGGGTATTGATTATCAATGTTTAGTAATTTAATTTTGTCTATGCAAACGGTTAGAAATCATAGATCTATAACCTATTAGCTCTACCTTCTTATCAGGCTGAAGTCGCAAGGGTGTGCGATATAGACATACAAGAATTGTTGTTATTCCTTCAAAGAGGACGAGTTCAAGACGTGGGTTCGACTCCCACCCGTTCCAAGTTTGTATTCAATGAGTATCAACTTGGAACGGTAGAAAAATGTATGTCGATAAAATAGTTAGTTTCAATAGCTAATTATTTTATGGGGCGGTCATGGTTTCGATTGGGCGAATAGTTAGAGACGGCAACAGGTAAGATGACCGACCTAATCGGCATAAAATAAAGTAAATGCAAAAGCAAATACAAAATTTGAATTCTACACTGTAGATGGCATCTTTGATGCTATCGCTGCTTAATAACCAGCGAATTCTGGGGTAGGAAATACCTTATTATCAAAAATACCTAGTAGGGAGCAATCCCTACTATCTTTATAATTCAGCTCTTGAAGCTACTTGGTATAGCAAAAGCCTCTAAAACTTACGATAATGGGTTCAATTCCCATCAAGAGCACCAATTTCATTTATTATTATGAGAAACATAGAAAATAACGTCATGAAAACAGTAAAAATCAAACGAGAAGAATTACTAGCAGTAATTCGAGAAAATAAAGAAAAACACATTGCTGAATACATCGAATCAGTTGAAGATTTCAAAAAAGCAGTAGTTGTTATTACCAAAAACAACTTGAAACTGGTTAATACGGGTGATTTAACCAATATTGGTAAAGTCAAAACTTTACCAGCTACACCTTCATCATACGAACAAAGCTATATTCGTGCTATTAGAATGCTTGAATTAAGTGTTGAAGATATCATTGAGTTAGATGACACTACTTTCAATCAATTAGTGTTAGATGAATGGGGCTGGCAATCAAATTTCCAATTGTCTGGTTCACTTTACAAATCGTTGATCTAATATGTTATAGATTACTAGACTTTTTAAAAAATTAAAAAAATCTTTTTTAACCCAAGTCATCTTGAACAAACAAGATGGTCCTTGGGTTTTTTTATGTCTGAAATTAACCAAGGAAGAAAAATTATGATAGAATTAGCATGTGATGATGTAGTGTTTCACTTTAGTGAACTACCCGTCATAAATGACGTGGCTTCCTAATTCACCATTATCAATTAAGTACCAGATCGATTTTACGTGGTAATATCACTACTACTCACAACATCATATCATTGGTCTTATTTGATAACTCCAAAGGCTTAAATTCGGGCTGTTCCAGCCCTATATCATGCTACCATTGGTAGCTAAAATGATATTACTTGGTTTTCGTAATATCAATATTATTTATCTTTTTTTTGACAACGATAATATTTTTATGTATAATTCACCTTACATCCTAAAGGACGGGGTTTTACGGCTCAGTGGATAAATCAGAGTTTTAAAAGAAAACGAAGGATATTACAAGTATTACGATGATCCAGCAGCATAATTAAAAAATACTAGACAAATGCCTGAGTAAGGAGTATAATAGTCACATATTAAGGCTCAATCTCAGGCATATCATTAGGCAATACACTTCAGATAAAACTCGCACTGGTAAGGAAAAATAGTGCCCAGAGATACGGAATGTTCTTCGCGTAGATGGAAACAATTGTGCTGAAGCAATGACTCATTTGACTACCCACACCTTGTGTTGTGGATGATGATCGGATATGCCTTCATAAAACCGATTTCGAATGTTTGAGCAATGGAAAAATAGGCTAAAGAAGGGATAAGAACCCTACGGACATTTGTGCGCTGATATGTATGAATGAACCCGCCGTCAGATAAAGACAGCACTTCGAGGTACCGGCTGACCGCCTCTGTAATAGTGTAATATCAGTGTGAAGTCAACTCAGTTGAAATTTTATTTTTTGCCCCCTCTGTGGGGCAAAGTATGCTCGTAATCTAGTTGAATAGTATTAAAAACATTTATTACTCTTGATAATAAGAGAATAGTGAAGAGCGATAGCGATGAACAGGGGAACATGTTCCCCTCCTATGAATAAATACATTATGAAAATAAATGAATTATTTGACAAACCAGCACCCTATGAATGGATTTTCGATAGCAATGATTATCACCAAGCAATTTTTGAAATAAATAATAAAACTTATACATTTGAAGCTAGTGAACTTGATGAATTTACTTGGGAAATAGGATTTGCATTATCAAAGGGGGAAAATAACAAGTATGATACAGTAAAAATAACTAATACTGGGGATCAATACAATGTTTTTTCTACTGTAATTGCAATATTAAGTGCTATCACTATTCGTAAAATTGTGTTCAGTAGTGAGGAACCTAGCAGAACTAAGTTGTGCCATAGAATGGTTGATACGTTAATACCAACTTGGCATAAATCATTTGATAAAGAATTAGGAATCTTCATTGTATCAAATCAGACTATGATAAAAGAAAATAATTATAAACCAACAATGCTTAATATGCATTTTGGTGGATACACCGGTACGAAGATACCAAAAGAATTAGCATCTTTTGTTAAAAAACATGTTAAAACATCTAAAAATGGATATTTATCCGATGAGCCGTAAAACCCCGTCTGACGGGGATGTAAGGCGAATTATATTAAAAAAAATATTATTTGTCAATCATAAATGATAAATAATCTTGTTATTACGACAACCAAGTAATAATATTTTAGCTACATCGGTAGTATTATAGGGCTGGGACAGCCCGAATTAAAGCCTTTGGAGTTATCAAATAAGACCACAGATATGAAGTTGTGGGTAGTAGTGATATTACCACGTAAAATCTAACTGGTACTTAATTGTTAATGTTGAAT